TTAGAAGCAAGTGCAACAGCACCAGCATCTAAGCCAGCAGCAGACGCTCTTTGGGTAGACACAGGCAGTTCATCATTCGGTATTAAAGAATATGACGGCAGCAAGTGGGTAACTCAAACAGTTCTATTAGCAAGTAAAAATGATGTGTATGCAAACACTGTACCTAAAACATCGTTCTCAACTAACGGCTCTTTTGCAGCAGTTACAGTTGACAGCACAGGTGCTCAGGCTTCATTCATATCAATATATGAAAAACTAGCAGGTAACTGGTATAATGTAGGTTCTTCTGCATGGTCAAGTGCTAAATCAAGTGCAGACTATCAGTGGGCAACTCATACAACTATTCCTTCAACTAAATACTCAGGTGGTGCATTAACATCAGGTGATGTATTCTTACAAGCAACAGCACCTAACAATGGCGCAAACGTTCAAGTTAAGCAGTACGATGCAGTTTCAGGACAGTTCGTAAGCAAGGACGCTCCATTACTAAGTGAAGCATCAGAAGCATACGATTACCATAGAAAAGCAGGTTCTTTGAACGCAGGTGCTTTATGGTTAGATCAAGTTAACGACTCTTTCCAAAGAGTTGCAGCATTTAGATTAAAAATGTGGAATGGCGATAGCAGCTTTACATTCGGAAGTTCTTCCGCAGTAAGCGACACTGCTATACCTGATACTAAAGTTAATTCAGTAGACGAAGCATTCCAAATTAACATCAACAACTCACCAGTACAAATTGATGTATTCATCACAAGTACAACAAGTGGTAATATTTCAGTTGATGATGTTGTTACTGATATTCAATCAGCACTATCATCCGCTAATGTAACAACTACATTTGCAGACCAAGTAACAGTATCAAATAACGCAGGTGTTGTAACATTTACAAGTACTAAAGGTAATGACATTAAACTTACTGAAGGTTCAAATGCAGCATGTGTTAGTTTAAGTGACTTAAACTTAAACGCAGGTACTACAAGTAACTGGAAAGTTTCTTTAGCAGCTAATACACCAAGTGCAACTGAGCCAGTAGGCGAAACTGCAAATGCTACATTATGGTATGATGCAGACATCAGCACTAACAATGTAGACTTACTAGAGCACAACGGTACTACATGGGTATCACTATCAAGTGATTTCCAAACTAAAGCAACAGAGCCAACACTACAAAGTGATGGTACTACTTCTTTAGCAAGTGGCGATGTATGGTTAGACAGCTCAGACACTGAAAACTTAAAACTTTATAAGTATGATGGTTCAAGTTGGAATCTAGTTGATCTTGGTGATCAAAGCACACCAGACGGTATCTTATTTGATGACTTTAGACAAAGTGCAAGTTCATCTTTAGACGCTGATGCTCCAAGTGCATCTTTATACCCACAAGGTATGTTAGGTTGGAACTACAGAGCTTCAGGTGGTAATGTTAAGCAATGGCGTAAAGGCTATGCATTAGATTCAAGTACAACTGCTGATGTTTGGGTATCATTCTCAGGCAACGCAGCAGATGGCACAGGCTTATTGTTAAGAAAGGCACAGCGTAAAGCAGTAACTAAATCTTTACAAGCAGCAATTGCATCTAACGATGACATTCGTAACGAAACAAACCGCTTTAACTTAGTAGCAGTTCCAGGATATCCTGAATTAACTGACGAAATGTTAGCATTAAGTGTTGACAGAAAAGACACAGTCTTTGCAATCGTTGACGCTCCACTTAGACTAAAAGCCGATAATACTAGCACAGCAGCATGGGCAACTAATGCTAATACAGCAGTAGAAAACGGTGAAAACGGTCTTGTAAGTGCAAGTGCTCAAGCAGGTGTTTATTACCCACATGGTTTAACTACTAACACAGATGGTACTAACATTATGGTACCAGCATCACATATGGCATTGCGTACATTCGCATACAATGACCAGGTTGCTTTCCCTTGGTTTGCACCGGCTGGTTTCCAACGTGGTTTAGTTAGTAATGCAACTTCAGTAGGATACTTAGACTCAGCAGAAGGTGAATATGTCCCAGTTTCATTGAACGAAGGACAGCGTGACGGTTTATACTTAAACAAGGTAAACCCAATTGCATCATTCCCAGGCAGAGGCATAAGTGTGTTTGGTCAAAAGACATTAAACCCATCAGCAAGTGCGTTGGATAGAGTTAATGTTTCAAGATTAGTTATCTATCTCAGAGAGCAACTTGACGATGCAGTTAAGCCGTTCTTATTTGAGCCAAACGACAGTGTTACTAGAAATAACGCAAAAGCAGTTGTTGACAGACTACTTAGTGGTTTAATACAACAGCGTGGTTTATTTGACTATGTTACAGTTTGTGACGAATCAAATAACACACCAGCGAGAATTGATAGAAACGAATTGCACATTGACGTTGCTATACAGCCAGTCAAAGCAGTTGAGTTTATATACATTCCGATTAGAATTCAAAATACTTTGGGTTCAACTGGTTAAGTTTATACTTAAACTAATTAAAAGCACTCTTCGGAGTGCTTTTTTTTGGCTAAATTAAAACTCGAGTTTATGTTTTTTGTCATTATCTGATAAATAATAGCATATAAACATTTATAGATTTTTTAGGAGAATATAAAAATGGCAAATCCAACTAAAGATAAGTTCGGAGTACCGATAGACGAGGCTAATAAAAAAGCAGGCATTTTAATGCCTAAGTTAAAGTATCGTTTCCGTGTAAACTTTTTGTCGCCTTTTGCAGGTTCACAAAATAGTACATCACTAACACAAAATGTTCAAAGTGTAACTAGACCATCTGTTAGTGTTGACGAAGTAGAAGTACACAGTTTTAACAGTAAAATTTATGTACAAGGCAAGCATACATGGCAAACAGTAGATGTTGTTATTCGTGATGATATTACTAACAGTGTTGCTAAACTTGTTGGTGCTCAAGTACAAAGACAAGTCAACCACTATCAGCAAACAACTGCTGCTTCAAGTAACGACTTTAAATTTGATACTGACATCGACGTACTAGATGGTACTGAAATAAGCAAACCAACTGAGTTTTGGCGTTTAGAAGGATGTTTCATCCAAAACGTTACTTACGGTGATCACGACTATTCAGCAGCTGAGTCACAGATTGTTAATTTAACATTAAGATTTGATAATGCTACACACGAAGCGGGTACAAACAACGTTAACGGTAGAGCTGGTAATGAATCACCATTCACAGCCGCAGCAACAGGTTTAGTAACTACTAGCCCAGCAGGTTAAGAAGGTAACTAACTATGCCATCTTTCTTTAGGAATTGGCGTAATGCAGACAGGTTTAAACCTGATGTTACGCCACCTAGACAAAAGTTTCAAGGGTTTGTGGAATTTCACTTTAACCCTAGACTGGCAAAAGCAATGGATAATTCCGGGTCTTTTAGAACACAGATTAGTTCTCTGGTTCAAACTTGTAAAATACCGGAAGTGTCTTTTGCTACAACAATCAAAAGACAATACAATCATCGCAGAGTTATACAAACAGGGGTCGATTACGGCCCTTGCAGTATGACCGTCATTGACACTGTGGCCAACGAATGGCTTACTTTGTTTATGAAGTACTTTGCATTTCAATATAACGATCCTCGTAATAGAACAGGCACCGGTGATGGCACTCAAAGAGATAACGATCCTAAGCAATGGGACACCAATGCTACATCTACTATTAGTCCGGCCGCTTTTATGTCCAGTGCATGGAAGAGCAATGACGCAGGAATGGATATACACGAAGAAACACATTTTATCGATAGTATCAGAATAATTCAATACCATGGTGGTAGAGGAGTTGAATATATTTTATTTAGACCTCAAATAACCGGATTTGCCCCCGATGACCTAGATTATACTGATTCTGGCTTTAGAACATTTTCAATAGACTTTGAAATAGAAAGTATGACAGTTAATCAGAAGTTTAACTTTGATTTAAACGAGCAAGATTTAAATAGGTTCGAGCAAAATGTTGATGTATTTGATCTTGTAACAAAATTTTTAACTCAAGGAGTAGACAGAGAAACTCCTTCATATACTAGAAACAATGAATTTTTAGGTAGTCCAGAAAGTCCTAGAACAAGAAGTAAACAAGGTGGCGGAGCAGTCTAAGACATGAGTACTTCATTATATAACACATTTGGTAATGCCACTAAGTATGATATAGTCGACGGAGCATTACATGCATTTCTAGATTCTGCTACTGTAAAATTTCCATTACCAGAAGCAA